CCACCGGGGACAGCGACGGCACGGTCAGGCGTGGAACGATTAAGACGCGGGTATTGCAACAGTGGTTCGAGCGTGAACCGTACACGACCTACGGACCGGAAGGCGAGTGGCGTGACGTACCAATGGAGGTAGAACGATGAGCTCCTGGCTGATCGCAATCATCGGCGTCGTGTACGCCATCGTTGCAGCAGATCTGTTGCGCAAGGGAAACACCGGACTTGGCATTGCCTTCGTGGGTTACGCGATCGGCAACATCGGGCTGACTATGGAGGCAATGAAGTGAAGAAGGACTGGGGATCGGTGACGATTAAGATTATGAAGGCGCTCGAGGAGCACGGCGAGATGACCCGCCACGATATTTGTGATGTCATCGGCTCGGATCGGATGTACATCAGCGCCATCTTGACCAGGATGACCAAGGCTTGTAAGACGATCCCGAAGCGGATCTATATCACCCGGTATGTGTACGACCAGGAGGGGCTGCGCCGCTATCCCCGACCGGTGTACGCCGTGGGAGATAAGCCTGACGCCAAGAGGCCGAAGGCAGATCCGAAAGCTAACCGCCGCAGGTACGACGAGAATCTGAGAAAGCGACTGACAGGGATCAGCGTGTTCCATCTGGGCATGACACGGAACCAGTACCAGGCATTACGAAAGGCAGCATGATGGACGAGAACAAAAAGATGGAGGTGGTGTTTGCACCAGGTTGCTTCGATGACTTCCAGGGCACACCGGAAGAGCTCGCTGAGCTGATCGCAGAGATCCACAAGATGGCGGATTCGGGCGAGATCTTCGAGAACGCTCGGCCTTTGTCAGAGGAAGAGGCGGCTGAGTTCTTGGCCAAACAAACGCAGACGAGGCAGTGATGGGGAAGATCAACAGTCGAGCCAAGGGGGCGGCGGGGGAGAGGGAGTTTTGTAAGGCGCTCGGTGAGCACCTGGGGGACGCGCTGGTCGAGCCGCTCAAGAGGAACCTCGAGCAGACCAGGAACGGGGGACATGACATCCTGGGCCTGGAAGGATTCGCCCTGGAGATCAAGAGGTACAAGGTGGTGAAGGAGTCCGACGTCGAGCGGTTCTGGCAGCAAGCAGTCGAGCAGGCCAAGCGGGTTGGCGCCCAGCCTGTACTGGCCTACCGGGAAGACTTCAGGTCGTGGCGCATCAGGATCCCCTGGGGTTTCATGATGGAGGACATGGACTGGGATGAGGACGTGGACTTTACCCTCGAGCTGGGCCTCAAGGCGTTTGCCGCCCTGGTCAGAGAGCAACATTCAGCAACGCAGTTGCGCAAACTGCAAACTCCCAGCGACATTACGCACATGAGCATGGTCTACGAGGCCACACCCAGATGAGGTGACAGCTCCAGCCATAAGAACCCCCGGCCATGAACCGGGGGTTTTTTATTCGTGCGTGGAATGATTAAGCTGCCGGTAGTGGTAAAAAAACAACAGCCGGAGCCGAAGCTCCGGACTGTTGCTGATGTATCACCTGGTGATTACCGGGTCATAGGTCTCAATCCAGACATGAGCTCCGCATGAGAGCGGTTTGTCCGGTCTGTAAACCACTGTGGCAGGGCCTGTCAGCTTGGCTTCCCTGGCGTATGTCGTCCCTTTGTAGGTCTTGACCGTGAGGGTAGGTTCGCATACGCCGTTCTTGCGGTTGGCTTTGATGACGTGCTGGTTGACGTGGATGATTGTCTTCATTTGAACAGCCACTTGATACGCTGCCACAGGCTGGGCGGCGTGTTCACTAGCTCGAGCTCACGGCGTTTGATAACGCGTGATACGCCGGTCTGAGAACGGTTCACCATTAGCGCTATCTGGCGCTGGTTCAGTCCCATCTCGCGCAGGCTCATGATGCGATCGGATTCTTCGGTGGTGATCGGGTTGTGACGACCGCGCTCCTTGTACCGAACATTCATGCCGGACTGCTTGACGTACTTTCGGATGGTCTGCTTTGTGATGTCGTACCGTTTAACCAGCTCATTGAGCTTGACCCTGGGATCTCTGTACTCGGCAAGCATGCGGGATGCTTCCAGTCTGCTCAACTTGGGCAAACGCCCTTTTAATTTGCGACTTCTGGTTGAGCATTGTTCGGCGGTCGCTTGCTGATCCAGAGAAGATTGCTTTGATGCTGTGTTTTCCATTTGATACTACTACGTGGTAATGTGAACTACGTGGCCGTGAGATGGACTCGATTGTGTAACCAAGTCCCTCCACGGTGCGGATGATGTCTAATTTCCGTCGATCCAAATTCCTCCTCTCGACTTGATCTTTACCTCGACAGGCTCGGCTCCTTTGGGCCAGCTCAGGAATCCAAAGTTGGTGACAACGGATTCGGGATGCGCGTGATACGCAACCCGAACCGCTGCGCTAGTGATGCGGCGAAGTCTCTGTCGTGCTTGTTCGATCGTGTCTCCTGTTTCAGTTGACCCGTCCTTGGCGATGAGGAAGTACACACGCTTGTCGAGATCGATGCCCTCGACTGGCGTGGTGTCCTCGAGCGCCCGGTTGACCAGGTCGTCGTCTGCAATCCCGATGAAGTCATTGCGATTCCATCGAGCGCTCTCGCCGTCAGCGATATGGATTCCGAAGACGGCACTACCAAGGCTGTTTTCCTGACAGCCGAAGCCTCCTGTTGCGTGAAAGATTTGAAAGCGCGGCATCTGATACCGCCGGTTGAGTCGGTTGTGTGCGAGGACAAGTCGCTTGTTCTTCAGGTCACCTTCAACGGACCGAAGCCCCTCGGTGCCTGACGTAATCAGGTTCATTCACCTCCTTCTCGAGTCAGATCGATTTGGTTGAAGAGTTGGTCGGAGATGTCGCCGGGAATGAGGTCGGCCATGTGCATGGACAACAACGCCTCCGTAATTTCCAGGAGGCGCTCATCATCCCCGAGCGAGTCGCTTATCTCGAGCGAGACATGCTGCTGCCAGGGATCCATGACTCTCCTCAGTTGAGCATCGTCGGTGTCACGCTGTCGGTACGGAACAGATCTTCGATCCAGATCGCGGCTTCCTCCGGGTCATCCTCTACCAACCGTGCCAGGTCATCGACGTCGCTGTACCAGTAGCCGAGGATGGCTGCTGCTTTGTGCGGCACTTGCTTGCACCAGTGCTCGACGCCGGCCAGGCCGTTGCGCATCCAGACATTGAAGGCGGCGCGGATCATGGGGCGGATCTGTGTGGGCGTCAGATCGACCGCGTTGCTGCCGTCAGGATCTTGCGCAGCTTCTTCTTCCGTGTACTTGGTGTTGACTGTGGTGCCAGCGATGGCTGTTTTGCCTTCGATTTTGTTTTGGCTCCGCGACCACCAGTCGCTGTACGCTCCGCCTTCGTCTTCCCAGAGCGATCGAGCTCCGTACGTGCTTTGGCCTTGTCCGTAGGACGAGTACCCGCCGTAGCCTTGGGTTTGGTACGACGAACGAAAACCAAACTTCGTGGTAGACCAGGCGTACGTATTGCTCAGCCAGGCTCCCACGAAGTTAACTCCGCTTCGTTCGTTAATGATGACCATCTCCCCGTCAGCCCGGACCAAGCCGAACTTATTCCCGCCGCCGATGATGTGACCGATCATCTCCTGCCAGCTCGGATCGAGCATCAGGTCGGGATCGAACGACAGCGCCGGCTTCAGCACGTTGTGTATGAAGTGCCAGGTGTCAGACTTGGACTTGTCCGAGGCGTTGCCGGTGGACAGCACGCCGTTGTGAGCAAGCCAGATCTCGTCCGTAACCTTGTACGGGTGGCAGTTGTCGAGGTCGATGTCGCCGTGCGTCTGCATACGGGCATGCCAGATGCAGTCACGACCTTGGCCGTGCGCCATGTAGAACTCGTACATATCCTTGCCGCTGGTCGGCAGGCATTTGTACACGTGGAGCTTGCCGTCTTCGGCGTACATGATGCCGAAGCCATCTTTGTTTTTGTTGTACACGTCCTCGATGAAGTCCTGAGTGAACTCAGTGGAGGCGGGTTGCTTGACTAAAAGACACATGATTCGATTTCCTTATGCAGATTGAAGAACGGCGTTCATATACGGACGCAGGGTGGTGGACTCAGCGGCGCCATCGTTGTTGATGTAGTCGATGAAGTTGTCACCGGTGAGAGACGCAACGTCGTTCGTGGAAGACAGAGCGGCGAAGTTGCACAGCGAGTTGCAGAACTCGATGGCAGCGACAACCGACTCGTACTTGAGCGAGCCTTTGAAGATGCGGAACTCGATTGTGTTGCGACCGCTGACGTTGACGGCTTCGTACCGATCAGACGAGGCGTGAGCTGTGCTCAATTCCTTCTCCTTGATCTTGCAGTAGCCTTCGGCGTAGCGGCGTGCGATAGCACGGACCATCTGCTCGTTGCGAGGGTCATTGATGAACGTCACGACCTTGGCGATTTGGATCTGCGACAGCCCGTCTTTGTTGACGTGGACATGCAAGCCACAGGTGCGCGTGTTGTGCGACAGCAGATACTTCACAGCATCGCGATCGCGCAGCCACTGCCACAGATCGTGATGAGCAGGCAGAGACATCGGCTGGCTGATGATCTCGAAGCCGTTGGTCAGTGAACCATCGGCCTCGAAGAACACACGCTTGCCGCGTTCGCCGCCGTTGATCAGATCGTTGAGCTGGCGAGCTTTCTCCTGCTTGTCGATCTGGTGATCTTTGATCTCGACCTCAAGCTCGACGCCGAACCAGCGATGACGCAGCTTCGACCACTCGTCAACGATGATGCGGTGATACGCTTTGCTCTCGTGGTAGCGACCAATAACAGGCGGTGGCGGCGGAACGTAGTCAACGTGAGCCCAGAAGTCATGGTCCTCGTTGTATTGGAAGTTCTCGTCGTTGTAATGAATAAGGGTCTGAAGACCGTCAGCATTTCTAGCGGCACGAACATCGTCATGGTGAACATATCGATCGTATCGATCGACGTAACGGAAGTTGTTGTCAACGCAGGAGCGACAGATCTGGCATTCTTCCATGTCGCCGTCGAGCGCATCACGACGTTTGTCGGTGTACTCCCAGTCTTCGCAATGATCGCAGCGATTGACGCCGGATGTGTTGTTGTTCATCCAGTCAACGCAAGCCAGGTATTGCGTCCAGTCGATGCCGTTAATTTCGGACATGACCATGCGCAAGCTGCGCAAGCTGCGCACTGTGCCAAGCGCACGTTTCACCTTGACCTGGTAGATCAAGCGGACATATCCGAGGTAGCGCAGTTTGTGACGAAGCTGGGTATCGAACACGTCAGCCAGATCACAGATTGCGTCGTGCTGTTTAACCAGATCTTCACGCGTCGGATCAGACTCAACGAGAGTTCCGATCTTGCCGCGGAGGGAGTTGATCGCTGTTGCCAGCGACTGCATGATTGCGCCGGCTTTTTGGTAGCCATAACGCTGATGCACTTTCACGAAACGCAGCGCCATTGCATGCCGGGTCTCGTGGCTTTCAATGCCGCGCACAATGAACGGCAGTTTGTAGAGTTCCATTTAGGTCTCCTGAAAAAGAAAAAGCCCGCCGAAGCGGGCCACACAGAGGGAGAGCACAAGGAATCAGTAGGAAGGAATCAAAGGATCAAAGGAAGAGCGAAGCCCCTCCCCGAAAGGAGGGGTGTAGCGGGTCTCACTCGGAGCGAGAGAGATTGGGGACTTGCTTTGCCAGCAGCCACTGGTCACCGAGATAGCGAACCGATTGCACCCATTTGCGGACGTAGACACGGCGCTGTTCCGGTGTCCAGTCGTAGTTGGCAAACAGACGGCGTACACGCTTGAGTTGAGTTGTGTTCATGACTTGGCTTTCATTTGGTCACGGGTCCAGACGACAAGAAGCTGGGCGTCAAGCACTGCCTGCAACACGTCGTTGAAGTATTCCGGTTGGTAATTCGCTGGCTGCTCGAGGTATTCCTCGATGTCAAGGCCAACGGCTGTCAGCAGCGAGGTGATGCGCCGCAATGCGTCGTGAACGCTGGTTGGAGTTGTGTTCATGGAATGATTGATCCAAGAGTGGATGATGAAAAAGAAAAGCCCCGGCGTGCGGGGCTGTCGATCACGGAAACAGTTGGCGGTATCAGTCTTTGGGTTTGTAGATGGTGTTCAGTGTCTCGAACGAACCATCATCAAACTTTTGCACGATTACCGACGTGCGGACATCGGTCTTACCAAGGCGCGGGTGGTCGAGTGCGTATACACGGGCAAACTCAAACTCGTCACCGTTGTCGGTGGTGCCGGAGAAAAACCTGGCGTTACCCCGGAAGTGAACTACTGGTTTCATTTACTGCTTTCAATGCACGTTTGGCTTGGTTCTTGGCGCGCAGACGGACCTGGCTGGTCGCTTGTGTGCCGTCGTATTCAGGCATCTCAAGCAAATCCTTGAGCGCCGTCGTCAGGTATTCAACCTGGGACCGCAGTACAGCGGTCTCGCGGATGAAGTACAGAGCGGACTCATCCTCGATGTTGGTTACGAGGATGTTCACGCCAACGCTCCACGTCCCTCGAGCAGGACACGGCTGACCTCGTCAACGATCGACGGACGCCTGCCTCCGACATTCCAGATGGTGATCCGGGATACGGGCGTACCGTCCATGCCCATGAAAGCGAAGCCATTCTTCCAGTTGTAGATGGAGGCGACCTGGCCGTTCTCGAACATGATGTTCCACTCGGCATCGACCTTGTGCTTGTCACTGGGCATCGGCTGACCAAACAAGCCGACCAGCTCCAGGTAGTTGGCCTCGATGTAGCCTTGCAGGCTGGTGCCATCGATGTTGATGGCGGGGAACTCGTCGTTGTGGGTTGTGTATCTCATTTGATCTCCTGTTGAACAATCTCGACTTCGGCAAACGCCGAGATGTGGAAGACATGACCCTCATCGTCGGTGCAGTACGAGTACATTCCGTCGATGTGGTCGAAGTTGAGCTCGGAACCGTCAGCAAAACGGATCCGGCTGTTGCTTGGCACTTCGTAGAGTTTCATATTGGAGCCTCCTCAGCGTCAGATGGATAACGGGGATCGCGTGGCTCCTTGTACGGAGGCAGCGGGAAGGGCGGGAACGGCCAGGTCATGGCAGCACCTCGTTCTCGCCAATGTGGTCGTAGTACGAGCGCTCGACTCGTTCCCAGGCGTTGATGTGTTTGTTGAATCTCAGCTTGGGCTTGAGCTTGACGTAGGTCGTGCCACCTGGGTGCAGATTGCCGAGGTTGATTTTCTTGGCTGGATACAGCTTTACAAAGACACCTCGGTAGTCATGCAACCTATGGCCGACATCACCGCCATCGGCGTAGTGTCGGATCAGGTCGATGTTGTCCAGGATGGCCTGGCACTGCTCGCGGTTCACGTCATGTCACCCGTGTACGGATCGCCGCCGGGCTGATCGACAGCGCCCCAGGAACCATCACGCCAGGCGTCACAGGAATCACGCTTGACGGTGTAGGTGGCATACCGCGGTGACTCACGGCACAGGCAGTACGCTTGGATGCCAGAACCATTGGACTGAGCGATCATCTCGGACCAGTAGCGACAGCCGTCGCAGACCTGGCCAGGCTCATTGTTGCGGTGGAACACGGTCATTCCCCCTTGAGAGCAGCTTCGGCGCCATCATGCTCAGCGTTGTAGATTTTTTCGGCCCAGCCCATCAGTTCCTTGGCGGACTCGGCGGATTCAGTATCCAATCCACCGTTGATGGATGCAAGCGCAATCAACTGACCCAGCATCTTGGCGACAATCAGTTTGATGGCGTCGGCTTGCTCTTCAGGCACTGATTCAGAGCACATCGAAAACAGGTCTCGTAGCTTCATGGTAACCAGAGCTGCCTCGACAGCGCGGGCGTAGTTGTCGCCACGGACAGACCGAATGTTGTCCATCATGTCGCGGGCGGATTCAAAGTGGTCTTTGGCTTTGTTATTCATTTCGTATTACTTCCGTATTGCTCGTGGAATGATTGGGCCGAGAGTGACCCGCGGGAAACAAGCACCAGGGCTGGCGAACCAACCCCGGTGTTGTTGCATCACATCGGCGCGGGACCGACGTCGGCGCTCGGTGCCGTGATGGTGACCTTCAGCGGCTTGACCAGGCGCTCACGCACGCGGGCGATCAGCACCTCGGCGCAGGCATTGGCGTCAGCCCCGTCGGCAGCGTTGTCGAAGGCAACCAGAGCCTCGAGGAGGTAGATCTGGGTGGACTTCTCACGCACACCGGCGCCAGGCAGGTCACGACCGCCGAGAGCGGCAGCACGACCGATCTGGGCCAGAGTGGCCGGCTGCATGTCGCGCTGGGCGATCGCAGCAGAGATCAGCTTGGAAGCGTCCGAGCGGGTAGCCGGGACGGACGAGATGCCAAGAGCCACTAGGCGCGAGATCTGAGCCTCGGTAGGGGCGGCGGGATTGGCAACGGTAGAAGCGAGAGCGATTGTCATGAGAATCTCCTTGAAATGACAGTTGAACAAAGGAACACGGAAAAAAGGAAAAGCGGAGTGCTTCCCCCGATAGGGAAGCACGCAGCGGAGCTACGAGAGAGGCAACGTCAAACGAGCGGACGTTGCTGGGACGCGGGAGCGTAGCGAGCCTGGTACGCCTGGCAGCGCTTCCAGTCGCGGTGATTCATCACGCCAGAACCCAGGCAGGTGAAGCACTTGCCCAGGTTGCGGAATAGCCCAGTGCCAGCGCACTTGGGACAACGCACCGATTCACCGGCTTTCATAGGTCGCGAGTGGCTACCCAGCCGATGAAGATGAAGGCCGCGAGAGAGACGATCAGTTGAGCTCCAGTCAGCGATCCGATGCCGAAGGCGATGATCGTGAGAGAGGTGCCGATGAGGCAAAGAAGCATGACGAAGGCGAGAACAAAGCGGTTCATGGTTTTCTCCAAAAGAAAGCCCCGCGAACGGGGCAGGGTTGATTAATAGACGTTGGCAAGTCCGCGAAGGGCGTAGCTCGCACGAATACGTTCTTCGTGCTTATGCTCCTGGTCATCCAGGTAGCGCTGATACTCAGCTTCGTCTTCAGCAGTCCAGTTGCTGGGAACAACCGGAGCACCGTCGAAACAAATGTCGTCGGGATCAGACATGGTCAGTCTCCAAAAGTGGTTGAGAAATCAACAGGTTATCCACAGGCAACCACACAAGTGTGAATAACCTGTGGATAAGTCCACCAAAATAAGGAAAACGTAGTCGTTTCCTCGATAGGGAAACGACGAAGTGATGTACAGAATTCACACAAGACGTAGGCAAACCCTTGGTATTGCTCGATGTGTGACGGACTATCAATGAGTTGTAGCTCCGCCACGCAGATGGGTTGGCCCTGGCGTACCGGACCTGTTGGCAGATGGACGTGGGGTATGAGGACTCCAGTGCATATACCATTACACGTGCGACCCCTGGCTTTTTGAATCCCCATAGGACCGTTAAATCGGGCCGTGGCTGCGTTTTTGGGGGTGGGGGTAGGGGGTAGTACCCCCATGGACCCAAAAAGAGCTCCTACGGGGGGCTAAGGAACCCCGGATATGCTGTGTTTTTCACAGCGCGGGAGTACATCGATGTTGAATGCAGTGCAGGTAGAGGCGTTTTTGCACCAATTCGAGACGTTAAGGCGAGTCGAGGTGCGCGAGACGAGCGAAATCGTCCACGCTCCGTGGCATGTAACCCTCTCCGGGAGCGTGATGCTGTACGGCGAGCCGCATTACTTCGAGTCTGAGCTCGATTTGCGGGAGTTTGGAGCTCAGCCGGACCTGATGAAGCTGGTCGAGCAGCTCTTCAAGACGTTTGCAGCGGCGTCAGAGAAGGTTCGCCTCTCTCACTGACGCCTATATATAGTTATATATAGATATATACGTATATAGATATCGGTATACAACCGGTTATACGTAGAACGGTTATACGTAACCGGTATATACCGGTGTTATTTGTAGTAATAGACACACACTTTGAGAGTGTGTGTCGTATGGTTATATAAACGGTTATACGTACTACGGTTATACGTAGTTCTTATATACCGATATATCTTTTATATATCTATTTGCAGAAAGCGTGCCAACTTGTAGTTGGGGTTTGTACCAATACCTTCGGGGAAAACCTCAGCCATACTTCCAACTGCTCATGATGGCTGGTTTAGACATTGGCCATGCGCCCAGCGGAAGGTGGCGCGTAACATCCGCAGTCAGGGCCTGGGTCCTACACGAAAGTGCTCCTCCCCGGCGTGACCTGACCGACTGGTGCCCGTAAGGCACCGCTCTTCTTTCGCGGGATGGTCAGGTGACCCGGACGGTCTCATAAGCCGTACTGAGCGTGGATCGTTACCACGTCCCGCAACCACCTCCGGTAAAGCTGGCGTGGCGTAACGGTAGCGTCACGGTTTTGTAGTCCGTGGGTGTGGGTTCGATTCCTGCCGCCAGCTCCATCAGGCCAATCCCCAACGACAATCGGCGCATGCCACCAACGGCAGACATGAGGTTGATATGGCTGCACGCATGCGCAAGACCCATCAAGACGACGTACGCAAAAAGATCCAGGCTTCGTACTACATCGGAGCCCTGCACGACCACGTGACCGGCAAGAAGGAAATGTCCGAGTCCCAGATCCGTGCGGCGAAGATCCTCCTGGATAAATCCCTCCCTAACCTGTCCGACGTCAAGATCGAAACCGGGACTCAAGGCATCACGTTCAATCTGAACGCGGCGCTCCCGCCCAAGAAATGAGTCTCGAGGTAGTCGAACATGACGACGGGCTGGTCACGTATTACCCGCCTGGCCCCAACGCCGCAGCGTTTCACGCTGACAATTCATTCATCCGTGGCCTCATGGGTCCAGTCGGTTCTGGGAAGTCGTCTTCCTGTTGCTCCGAAATCGTCATGCGCGCCCTCCGGCAGGAGCCGTGGTACGACAACGTCCGGCGATCCCGCTGGGCCATCATCCGAAACACCTACCCCGAACTGAAGTCCACCACAATCAAGACGTGGCAGACCTGGTTCCCGCAGAACGTGGCGCCTATCCGCTGGGATACGCCCATCACCAGTTTCATGCGGATCGATGACATCGGCGACGGCACCTCGATGGAGCTCGAGGTCATCTTCCTGGCGCTGGACTCTGAGCTGGACACCGGAAAGCTGCGCTCCCTGGAACTTACCGGCGTGTGGATCAACGAGGCGTCCGAGATCTCCAAGGGCGTTTTCGATATGTGTACTCAGCGTGTGGGCCGCTACCCGTCCAAGCTGAAGGGTGGCCCCTCCTGGACCGGCGTGATCATGGACACGAACCCGCCGGACGACGACCACTGGTACTACCAGATCGCGGAGCTCGACACCCCCAAGGGCTGGCAGTTCTTCCGTCAGCCTGGCGGTCTGTATCGGGATGAGGACGGCGCCTACCATCCAAACCCGGAAGCCGAGAACATCGACAACCTACCGTCTGGCCATGAGTACTACATGCGCCAGATCGGCGGCAAGCAGGACGGCTGGATCAACGTCTTCCTGCTCGGAAACTACGGCACGACCTCAGACGGCAAGCCCGTCTTCCCCGAGTTCAACGATCGGGTTCACGTCAGCGAGAAGCACCTCGAGCCGGTGCGCGGCCTGCCCATCATCCTGGGCTGGGACTTCGGGTTAACCCCAGCCTGCATCATTGGTCAGCAGATGCCGAATGGGCAGCTCCGGATCCTGGAAGAGATCATTGCGGAGGATATGGGTATCCGTCAGTTCACCGCTGACGTTGTCCGCCCCATCCTGACCAACAAGTACAACGGCTTCACCCGGTTCTCGGAAGGCGACCCCGCCGGCCAGATCCGGGCGCAGACCGACGAGCGCACCTGTCTCCAGGAGCTGTTCGAGCTGGGCATCCCAACCGAGCCCGCGCCAACCAATGATTGGATACCCCGGCGAGAATCGGTTGCATTCTTCCTGACACGCATGATTGACGGCGGGCCGGGTCTGTTGTTGGACCCACGTTGTTCGGCGTTGCGTAAAGGATTCAATGGTCGCTACCGGTATGAGCGCGTGAAAAGTTCAGGCGCTGCGCGATACAGGGACCGTCCCGTCAAGGATGCTTTCTCGCATCCTCATGACGCTCTTCAGTATTTGTGCATGCGGGTGCGTAACGGCCTGCGTCCTGCCAGGGCGCGATCGGTCGTACAGGCATCCAGCAGGGGATGGACCTGAACATGAACGGACTTGCAATTGGAATGCTCGGAGCTACGCCTCCGACAGAAGTGGACATCAAGGTCAAGCAGAAGAACGACCTGATCGACGTCCTGTACTCCGGCCTTTCGCGCCACATCACGGATTGCTGGGAACGAGCCAAGTTCTCCAAGACCGAGACAACCGAGCGCCTGCTCAAGTGCGAGCGTCAGCGCCGCGGCGTCTACGATCCGGACAAGGCTATGGAGATCGCCAGGACTGGCGGCTCTGACATCTACATGCGGATCACGGACATCAAGGCCCGTGCTGCTGCCAACTGGATCACGGACGTCATGCTTGGTGGCGGACGTCGCGCCTACGAGCTCCAGCCATCTAAAGAACCAGAGCTGCCGCCCGAGATTTCCGCCGGCATAGTTGAGCTCGTACAGATGGAGATGCAGCAGTTTGTCCAGGATGGTGGACAGGTTCACCCTGAAGCCTTCCGTGTCCGTATGGAGCAGGTCCACGACACGATCATGGCTCGCATGCGCGAGGAGGCTGACCGCTGCGCCAACCGCATGGAGAACAAGATCGAGGACCAGCTCACCGCTGGCGGCTTCGAGGTTGCGTTCCGCGAGTTCATTGACGACTTCGTCACCTACCCGACCGCCATCCTGAAAGGCCCGGTCGTGCGTCGCAAGAAGACGATGCACTGGGGCCAGGGCTTCCAGCCGGTCGTCGTGAACGACTACGTGCGTCAGACCGAGCGCGTGTCGCCGCACGATATGTTTCCGTCACCCAACTCGAGCAACGTCAACGACGGATACCTGATCGAGCGTCACCGCCTGACCCGCTCCAGCCTGCAAGCTATGCGTGGCACTCCTGGGTACAGCGATGATGACATCGACCAGGTGCTCGATCGCTTTGGCGATCAGGGTTTCCGTCAGTGGCTGATGGGCGACCAGGAACGCGACCGCCTCGAGGGCAAGCCTCACTCTCGTCTGTACACCAAGGAAGTGATTGAGGCCCTGGAGTTCTGGGGTTCGGTCAGCGGCAAGATGCTCATGGACTGGGGCTTTAAGAAGAAGCTCGACCCGTACAAGGAGTACGAGGTCAACGTCTGGCAGATCGGCCCCTTCATCATCAAGGTGTCGCTCAACCCGGATCCGCTGGGCGCCCGCCCCTACGAGATCGCACAGTGGGTTCCGGTGCCTGGCTCCTTCTGGGGCGTGGCTCTGGGCGAAGTGATGCGCGACGTGCAGATCATGTGCAACGCGGCGGCTCGCAGCCTTGCCAACAACATGGGCGTGGCGTCTGGTCCCCAGGCTGAGATCCACGTCGATCGTTTACCTGACGGCGAAGACGTGACGTCGATGTTCCCCTGGAAGATCTGGCAGACGACCAGCGATCGAACCGGTGGCGGTCAGCCGGCTGTGCGCTTCTTCCAGCCGAACATGAATGCGGCGGAGCTGCTCAACGTCTATCAGTTCTACATGCGCCAGGCCGACGAGGTCACCGGCATCCCGAACTATGTGTACGGCAGCGGCGCCGCGGGTGGTGCTGGCCGCACAGCATCTGGATTGTCTATGCTGATGGACAACGCGGCGAAGGGCATTAAGTCAGCGATTGCTTCGGTGGACGTTGTTGTTTCTTCTATCGTAAACCGACTGTACGTCCACAACATGATCTACGACCCGGACATTTCGGCCAAGGGCGACTTCAAGGTCATGGCCAAGGGCGCCATGGGTCTGGTGGCCAAGGAGCAGTTGCAGATGCGTCGCAACGAGTTCCTGCAAGCCACAGCCAACCCAGTCGATCTTCAGATCGTCGGGCCGCAAGGTCGCGCCTACCTTTTGCGTCAGGTTGCCGAGTCTCTCCAGATGGACACCGACAAGATCGTGCCAACCCCGGAGGAGCTCGAGTTCAAGCAAGAGCAGATGCAGGCTATGCAAATGCAGCAGATGGCAGCTCAGCAAGCTCAAGCACCAGCGACACTCGATACCGCAGGCAACCCCGCCGGCGGCGAA